CCTGCAAGCGTTCAGGATTGTCACAGCCGATGATGGTTCGAGTGGAACGGTAACGATTAGCTTCAATGGAATTGTTACCAGCTTTAACCCGACAATGCCATTGACCGAGCAAGGCAAACTAGACTTCACCATCAAGGTGAGCGGCGCGGTGACATTCGCATAAGGAGGTTCTATGTCAAACGCATGGTGGGCCTACGGGTCCGACTTCAAAATTGGTGACGATGGCACGGCTGAACTTTTTACAACCGTTGCGGAGGTAATTGATATTAGCGGCCCAAGCATGAGCCGGGACGTGATTGATGTTACCAGTCAGGATAGCACCAACGGCTGGCGTGAGTTTATCCCTGGATTCAGAGACGGTGGAGAGGTTTCGATTTCCGCTAACTGGATTCCTGTCAGCTCAACACAGGATGCTACAAGCGGGATTCTGTCAAAGTTCACCGACAACGTATTGCACAATTTCCAGATTGTCACGTCCGATGACGGATCTGGCGGCACGATGGATATTGATTTTGCTGGGATCGTCACTCAATTCAACCCCTCACTGCCTATCACAGAGCAAGGCAAGTTGGATTTCACTATCAAAATTTCCGGCGCGGTCACTATCGCTGCCAGCACCTAATCAGTAGAAAGGTTTTAAAATGGCTCTTTCAAAGAATGATATTTTAGACATTGATGACATTAAAACGAAAGAGATTGAAGTTCCGGAATGGGACGGCTCAGTCTTTATTCGGCAACTGACCCGCGGTCAAGCTGATGAATATTTTGGGCGGCGGTTTGCCAAGTCCGAACTGAAACAGCGCGGGCGCAATCAGAGCGAAGTTGAATCAGATGTCAAGCTATTTGGGCACGATGCCTGGCTGGTGGCTCAGGCTGTTTGTGATGAAAACGGTCAGCGGCTTTTCAGTAACGCCGATGTCAAAGAACTTGAGAAAAAGAATTCTAATGCCATTGGCAGGATTGCCGTTGCTATCGTTGACTTTTCCGGCATGGGTCAGGACGTTGAAGAGCTTGACGAACTAAAAAACTAATTGCCGACCCTGACCGAATGTTTGAACACCGGTTGGGGTTGGCTTTAGGGCTGACGCTGGGCCAGATCAGGGCCTTGCCAAATGAAGAATATCGCTCTTGGCGAAGCTATTACAAGCTGGAGCCGTGGGGTTGGCAGGACAGTGAATATCGCACGGCGGCACTCATGGCAACGATGGTCAACACAACGGCAACCAAGCGCAATCAGACCAAGAAAATAAGCGACTTCATGCGTGACCCTGAAAGGGCCATTGTGGGCCAGATAAACGAAGCCGAACGGCGTGAGAAATGGCTCAAGGCCACCAAAAAAGAACGGATGCAGATGCTGGCCGCCTCGTTTGGTGGAGCTGGCATCAAAGCAAAGGTGAAAAATGGCAACAGCAGCGACCATAGCGGCTAAATTAACGCTTGATACACGGGATTATGACGCTGGTCTAAGTGATGCCGAAAAAAAGGCGGCATCATTTGAGAAAAAACTAAAAAAGACCGGTAAGACTCTAACCAAAGTAGGCGGTATTATGACCGCCTCTTTGACGTTACCGATTGTTGCTGGATTTAAAAAGATGGTTGATGCCGCCTCGGACATGGAGCAGGCAGCGGGCGCCGTCAATACCGTATTCGGTCAGAGCGCTTATATTATCGAGGACTTTGGGCGCAGGTCGGCAACAGCGGTTGGCCTTGCGGAGTCAGACTTTAATCAGTTGGCGGCGGTTACGGGGTCGTTCCTGCAAAACCTGGGCTATGACGCCGACGCCGCCGCACAAGAAACACTTGTATTGACAGAGCGCGCCTCTGACATGGCGGCTGTTTTTAATACCGATGTTTCTCAGGCGTTGCAGGCGATCCAGTCTGGTCTCAAAGGTGAATTCAATCCCTTAGAGCAATTTGGTGTGAAGATTAATCAGGCGGCGATCAATGCGCGTGCGCTTGAAATGGGGCTTGCGGATGCTACGGGGGCCATTGATGATAACGCAAAGGCGCAAGCGGCCCTATCCCTTGTGATGGAGCAGACCGACAGGATCGCCGGACAATTTGCCAGCGAATCAGAGACCTTCGCGGTCAAGATGCAGGTTCTCAAGGCGGAATTCAAAGACGCCGCTGCCGAACTTGGAGTACGGTTACTTCCTCTTGCGGTTGACCTGCTGGACTGGGCGATCAAGATGATTGACAAGTTTGACGAGTTGAATCCCAAACAAAAAGATTTTATCGTTATTCTAGGCGGCGTGACGGCTGCTTTAGGCCCGCTGTTGGTTGCGGCCGGATCTGTTGTGAATGCTATGAGCAGCCTGGTTACAGTTGTTCCAAAGGTCACAGCGGCTATCTCTTCGATGAGTACGGCGGTTGCCGCGTCCGCTGGGCCAATAGCCGTATTGCTTGCCGCGTTGACCGGCGCAATGCTGATAGCGGATCGGGCGGCTAAAAAGACAAAAGTCCTGCGCGATGAGATTCTTGATGAGAATAAGGCCGTCATCCGAATGGACGGTACTTATCAGGATTATCTCGATAGCATGGAAGATTACCTGAAACTCGCCGGATTGAGGATCACCAAAGACGGACAGGTGGTCAACAAAATGGGAGCCGTGATCGACTCCGTTGACGTTCTGACAGAAGCCGAATTTAGGCTGCAAAACATGGTGAGCGGCACAACGAGTGATTTTGGCGTTTATGCCATGCAAATGTCCTATGTTAAAACAGCCACCTATGACGCAGCGGCAGCGATGGAAGAAGCGCAATCGTCCGCACTGGATATGACCAACAACGTTGATTCGCTGATCTCAATGGCTAAAGAATACGATGACATCCTGACTGACCTCAATGAAAATCAGGAAGAACAAGCCAAGCTGATGAAAATTATTGAGCAGGGCGGCGGTTATCTGGATGGCGTTTATATGAGCGCCCGCGACGCTGAAAAAGCCTTGCAGGATTTGAATACAGAATCAGCTAATCTTGAAGCCCGCATGACTGAAATGGCGAATCAGCTTGTGTTGGATATGTACTATGCCACGCTTGCGATTGACGGCTTCACGGATGAGGAAATTCAGCAATATTTCCGAATGGCGGACGAATTAGGGATTATCTCGTCTGAGGCTTCACAGCTGGCGATTGACACCTACATGGATGCTCAACAAGAAATTATGAGCAATCCGCTTGAAGTCAATGTTAGCGAAACCTCGCTGGACCAACTGACTGCCAAGATCAAAGCAGCTGTCAGGGCAGCCAGTGGCACGTCTGTTTCTGTTGGTTATTCAAGCCCTGTTTCTGGAAGAGTCAATGTCAACCGAAACGCTCTGACCAGGGCCGTTGGCGGCTTTGACTACACAACAAGCCCAACACTCTATGAGGCTTCTGAATATGGACAAGGCGAAACGGCGGTCTTTATCCCTAAAAATAAGACGCTCTGGGACGTGGCCTCTGCTAATCAAATTGCCTCAATCCTGCCGGGATTCCGTGAAGGGCGGGGCGGCGGTGATGTGACCAACAACTACAACATCAACGCGACGATTCCACAGGATGAAATCGTTCCGACACTTGAGCAGATGAAGGTGATGACCTAATGGCAAACTTGGAAAAGCTAAAAGTAGAATTTATCATACCGCAGGCCGCAACCAACCTTGTCACTAATCCGAGCTTTGAGACCGGAACAACCGGCTACACAAGTGTAGGCGGCGCTACGTTGACGCGGGTTGCAACGCATCAGCGGCGGGGCGCGTGGGCTTTGCAGATAACGCCAGTATCAGGCATTGAAAGCGGAGCCTATTTCGGGACCGTGAGTGTGACCAGCGGAATGGCCTATACCTTTGCGGTGGATGTAAAAGGCGTGGACGGCGAGACCTACAAGATCAGCCTGCAAACTACGACACCTACGGAAAGGGCATCGACCAGCTTTATATCAAACGGTGAGTGGCAGCGGCCAGAGGTTACCTTCACTGCCACCGCAACGGAATCATGGCGTCTTTATATTGTCCGCGATGCTTCCGAAACCGGCACGGACAACTTTTATATCGACGGTCTGCAATTCGAAGAAGGCGCAAAGGCCACGACCTACTTTGACGGCGATAGCATAGGCTTCGTTAGAGACCGGAAAGACTTTGGCTGGAACGGCGCACGGCACGCGTCCACCAGTTATCGGACTGCAAAGACACGGGCGGGCGGGGCGTTATTTGACCTGTCAGACTACGCCTCTATCGTCAAATCCTACGGCCTCGGCATGGGGAACTTCACGCAAACCTACATCCCCATTCAAACAGGCGGAGCACTTTATGAAAAGCACACCCGCAATACACGACCGTTCTCGTTTATGGTGGACTTCAACGGCTCACAGGACGCGCAGGTCGCTAACAGATCCGCGGTCATCAATGCCATAAGACCGGACTATACCGATGACCAGCCGATGATAGTGCGCGTGGCTGGGGTAGACGCTTCCGGTAATGATGCTGGAGACCCGGTTGACATTGTTTGCTGGCCGGAAGAGTCGCTGCTGGACTCGCCGGAGAACCCGTTCCACCAGCGTGATGTCCTGCGGTTTAGGGCGCGTGATGCCGTTCTCCCGGGTGCGTTCCATGAGGGCGTCGAACTGGACTTTGCGGATAGTTTGGCGAATGCGGATTATATTTTATACCGTGATAGAGATGGCGTTTGGAACGAGATGGGAACCGGGCTGAACGGAGCGGTTTACACTATTTCGGAGGCCCCAAATGGAGATATTTATATCGGTGGCGCATTCACAGACGCCGGAGGTGACACGGACGCTGATTATCTATGTAAATGGGACGGTTCTAGCTTTAGCTCTGTGGTAGCTGGAATAAATGACAGTGTTCGTTCTTTGGTATTCGATGCGTCTGGTAATTTATATATAGGCGGCTCTTTTACTAATCTTGGAGATGCTAATGGTGATAACGTTGTCATGTGGGATGGTTCTAGTGTAAACTCTTTAGGAACGGGTGGAAATGGTGTTGTTTACGCAATGGCAATTACATCTAATGGAAACGTTTATGCTGGTGGTACTTTTTCTTCTATGGGAGGCGTTGCTGACACAGATTCGCTTGCAATGTGGGATGGCTCGTCATGGAACTCTGTAAGTACGGATATAAATAATGACGTATACGCGCTTGTTGCAGATGTAAATAACCTGTACATAGGTGGATCATTCAATGTTTCTGGTGGGTCTTCCGCTAACCGAATTGCAAAATGGGATGGATCTACGCTTAGCACGTTTGGCGCCGGTGCAAACCTTGACGTTAGGACTATTGTTATTGCGAACAATAAAGATCTATATATTGGGGGAGGCTTCACATCTGTTGGTGGCGTATCAGCTAACCGCTGTGCTGTATGGAGCGGATCAAGCTGGAGTCCCCTTGGTGACGGTGTTGATGGTAGAGCATACTCTATGGCAATCGATCTAGATAATGTAATATATCTAGGGGGAGCATTTGGAACAGCCGGAGGATTATCCTTAACAGATAGGATTGCAGCCTATAAATCTAGAAATTGGGATACGCTACAAATTGATTTACCCGGTTCAGGTTTGGTTAGGTGTGTTTTCGTTACCTCGAATAATGAGCTGTATATAGGGTTCGGCAACTCTGGCGAGGCAACGATTGCCGGAAGCACCTCGACAACAAGCGAAAGTGGAGCGATAAGCCACCCAAGCATTAGGATCGATGGCCCAGGCTCTATACACAAGATTATAAATAATACGGCAGACGCTAAAATTACATTCAACAATCTCACCCTCCTAACCGGCGAAGTCCTCACGATAAACTTTGAACCCGGCAACATCAGCGCGGTATCATCATTCCAGGGCAGGGGCAACTGCCTAAACTACATCGCACCCGGCTCTAACCTTGCCAACTTCTACCTGCAACCGGGCACGAACAGTATCTCACTGCTGATGACGGGAACGGACGGGGACACGGACGCGGTGATGTATTGGCCTCCCAACTTCTGGTCAATTGACCAGACTAAGCATGAGGTGTAATGTCACGCTATCAGATTAACCTACTCTCGCCGTCCGGCACGTATATCAAAGACTTGTCAGCGTTTCAGATGCTCCAATGGTCACGCGCTGAGAACAAGATCGGTGTCGCCGAGTTGTGGCTACCGGCGCAACTGGTAGACCCTTCATTCCTGCAACTCGACCAGATACTTGAGATTGAACGCAACGGCGGCATCCTAAATGAAACGTCTTACTTCCTACGTTATGCCGACTTTTACGAGACTAACGAAGGCGCTAAGATGGTACACCTGATCGGCTATGACGCAAATTACCTGCTCGATAGCCGGATCATAGCTTACGCCTCCGGTTCGTCTGAGGGAAACAAGTCTGACAAGGCCGATGATATGATGAAGGAAATTGTAGACGAGAATTTGGTAAACCCCACAGACTCAGATCGTGACGTGCCTAACTTGACCATAGCGGGCGATTTAGGCGATGGGCCTACCGTTGATATGGCGATTGCCCGTGACAACGTTCTGGAAGCCTGTCAGGACATCTCAGAGCTTTCCACAGACCGTGGCACATACATGGCGTTTGATACCGTGCGTGTCTCTCGTAATTCCTACCAGTTCCGCACCTACACCGGCCAACGGGGGCAGGATCACAGCCAGGGCGGTTCGGCTGGCCTGCGACTGGTTGGCCCACAGTACGGCAACTTGCAGGAAGCGCGTATCATTCTGTTTGACCGGAAAGAGGAGCGAAACCTGGCATACTCCGGCGGTCAGGGGGAAGGTGCTGCCCGCGACGTTTCAGAGCTTGAGGACACAACCAGAACAAACGCATCGCCCTATAACCGCCGTGAGGTCTGGGTAGACGCTCGCAATACTGAAACAACGGCGGCCCGTGAGGACAGAGGTTATCAGGCGTTAGAAAAATATAAACCAGTCCAAACGTTAACTGGAAAACTTGTCGATACAAAGGGGCTTCGATTCATGGTTGACTATGGCTTTGGAGACCTTGTAACCGCTACGGCTTTTGGATACACAGTAGATTGTCACATTGACAAAATGAGCGCTGTTGTAATTGGCCCACAGTCTACAAGCGGTCAACCATCGGAATCGCTGACGACCTATCTGAGGGGAGAGCTGTAATGGCACGCGACACGGATTTGATGAATATCATGAATAGGCTTGAGTCTCTTGAAAGCAGAATTAGATTTCAGGAAAGGCTGGAGAGCGGAGGGGCTTCACTTGTTGCGTGTCGGGTATATCACAACGCCAACCAATCCATTCCAAACGGATCATTTACAACGCTTGCATTTAACTCAGAGGATTACGACACTGATACATTGCACGACACATCCACCAACAACTCAAGATTAACAGCAGATAGAGATGGATACTGGTTAATATTCTTGCATGTCTCATTTGATTCAAACGCAACTGGCGATAGGCTTGTCAGAATCACGGAAAACGGAACAAACGACATAGCATCAATTCAGGTCAGGGCGTCTCCAGGGGTAACGACCGACATATCTTTGTCAACAGTTTATCATCTTGCATCTACGGAGTATGTCGAGGCAAGGGTAAACCAGAACAGCGGTGGGGCGTTGAACGTCAGCTATACCGCAGAGAGATCGCCGTATTTTGGTATGTCATACCTCGGAGGTTAGGCTTATAAATTCGCCTAAAATGGTATAAAATGTAGGTGTGGGGGCTAGTTCCTATCCACTTGTGAACGGGGTACAATGCGAGCCGAGATAAAGAAGGTAAACGACGTCGTAACAGACTTATTGTTTAGTTGCAACGCAACAGACGAATTATCCATGTATCACCTGTCAGACATTCACCTTGACAGCCCATTTTGTGATCGACAGCTTCTTGAGAAACACCTCAAACAAGCAGAGGAAGATAGAGCCCCCGTATTAATTGCGGGGGACATTTTCGATTCTATGCAAACCCACGACGACCCCCGGCGCAGGCCGGAGGAGCTGGCGGCAAAGTATCATGTGTCGCACTATCTGGACGCCATCGTGATCGACGCTGTGGAATTCTTCAAGCGTTTTGATTTACAGTACATCATGGGGATGGGAAACCATGAGAGTGTAATTCTGCGCAAGTTGAATACTGGACTTGTAGACCGTCTAGTATACGGCCTCAATGTGGAAGGCGGGGACGCCGTTGGTATGGGCTATGGCGGTTATCTGCGTCTGAGCTTCAAGTATAAAAAGGGCAAGACGTCACACCGGAAAATTGTTTACTTCCATCACGGGACATCGAGCAACGCCGTCGTGACAAAAGGCGTGATACAGACCAACCGTCAAGCTGTTTATATGCACGAAGCAGATATAATTCAAAACGGCCACCTTCACGAAGGTTGGGTTGTGCCTATCTCACGCGCTAGACTTGCCGACAACGGAGAGCCTTATAATGACATCCAGTGGCACATGATGACGCCCGGATATAAAAACTCAGGCATAGCCACGAAGGAAACGTTTGGCTACGCAGCAGAGCGACATCCTGCACCGAAGCCCAAAGGTTGCGCGAAAGTAGAATATAAGTTCGATAAAAATGCGGGCGTCGATATTCAGCCCATACCGATGTTTGTGTAAATAAGGGGTTGACTTATTTGCGATTAGTCGCTATAATGAAAACAGGGATTAATGCCTTTTGAGAGAAAGACCGCCGTTTAAGGACACTGACCAACCCGCTAGGTAATCCCACCGCTCAGGGACAGAATCCGTCCAGTAGGTCGCTGGTTGCGTAGAGCGTAAAATGCGAGCGGAAGGCATAATATATCACGATGGTTAGACTAGCCTAAAGTTTCGACTGACCGCGATTGCTGACCTGGATACACACACCCCCATTATTTGGGGGTGTTGTGGTATAATCTGTCTAACATATCCGCCAAGCCTCTGATCCAAGCTGACATGGAGCGGATTTTAGGCCCCCAGCAATGGGGGCATCTTGTTATCCTATACGTTTTTGTCGATGATGCTATGGTGGACAAAAGTTAGTATTTTTTCATTTCCGCAAATATGAGGGGGGAGGGCAAAACATTATGGCAAAACCAGGCGGAATGAAACCAGCTAGATTTTCCGGCATTAGGATAAATAAAATTTATTCTAGTGTCTGGGACAAGAATTTCTACTCCATAATCCCTGAACATTTTAGACCTTTTCATCCCGCCTAAAGCGGTTATCGGAAGCAGTAGGGCAAACGGAACGCCTAGATCGTAGCATCTTTGTAAAAACTTATCCTTTAATTTATACGGAGGATTTGTAACGATAAAGTCCGCGCCGTTTGGTAGTTGCGTATCAAAGAAGTCTGAGCCTATTGCAATATCTGTTTCGATAACATTCATCCCGTGAGCCTCAAGTACGCTTGTTATATGCCCTTCACCAGCCGCGCACTCCCAAATTGTTCCGTGTAGATACGGAACAATTAGTTCTGTTGCGTAGAACGGGGTATACAAATCCCCAAAGTCTGTC